CTACTGTATAGTGTGTAGATAGACTTTTAGTTGTTTCTGTTCCTGTGGATGATCTAATAATTACTGTTAAATCGCTGTCCTGCAAAATTTTAAATTGATAGGCAAAGTTAGTGGTACTGCCATTACCATTGTGGGAGTTCTTAATAATTGTAGTTGATACTGTCATAACTTAAAAACCTTTATTACTTGTTGATGGTTTTGTAAATAGATATTCTTGATTATAGTCCTTTTTCATTCTTCTTTCTACTCTTTTTAAAACACCCGGATTTATTGTTTCCATGATTTGAAAACCTATTAAATAATCAAATGCTATTTTTAGATAAAATAAATTTAAAAAAGGTATGTTAGAACTGATTGCTCTATAAGCAGCTTTACCGGCTTTTCCACCTTCTCCAAGAAGAGAATATTGAAGTGCTAAACCAAGATCAAATATTGTTGTTGGAGCTGGTCCAATAATACCAGCAGCAACAGATCCTGCATCTCTTTGTTCTTTAAATAATATATCTCCATATATACCTAATCCACCACCTTGTAAAAAACCAGCCATTATTGTTTTAAATTTTGTAGGATCTCTTGGTTCTTTTCCTTTTAATAAATCCTTCATAGTCATTGCCATATAACCCATAAAACCAGAAGTTATAATTAGTGCAGCCATCCCTCTAATACCTCTTCCTATTTCTGCTCTACCAGCATCTGTACTTAAACCACCTAATCTTTTACCTTTTCTTATATAAGCCATTTCTCTACCTAAAACTTTATTCATAATAGACATTGGAAATGCTTTAAATTGACCTACAAATCTAATAGCTTCACCCATACCAGTTCCTGCTAATAAACCTTGTGTCATAATACCTTTTACTCTAGCATCTGGTTCTATAACTGCATAAATTGATCTATCTAATAATATTCCAGATACTGAATATTTAAACTTATCTTTTTCTATTTGTAGTTCTGTTTTACTTAAATTATCTATACCTGTTATTCTTTTTATATCAGCATCTGATATTTGATCTAAATTTGCAATATTAATAAATTCAGTTCCATCATCTGCTTTTGCCATTCCATTTTTTCTAATTACATCCCATTTTACAGAATCAATATTATACAAAGCAAAAAATTCTTGTAGTGGTTTATTTAATTTATCAAAACTTAAATTTTTTTGTTTAGCATAATAGTTAGCCATACCTAACATTGCGTTTTCTTTTAAAGTGTTGGTCCACCAAGAAAGTAAATTATATTTAAAAAATGTTCTTTGTATTCTAGTCCAACCTTTAGTTAAGTTATCACCAACTGTGTGTCTACCAGAAACATCATATACTACACCATCTGCTAAAAAACCCATTCCTTCAACTAAATCTTTTTTATCTTGTGTATTTTTTCTTCTTGCTAAACCTTTAAAACCTTCATACATTCCACCTAAAAAATTTCTACCTTGAAAACTCATTTCTGATCCATAAATACCCAAATCAGCAGCAGCAGATATAACAGCACCACCTAGTTTAGCTGTATTACCTACAGCTCTACTTATTGCTGACCATTTTGCTACACCAAATCCAATACTACCACCTTCAATCGTGTGAATAGTACCATCTACAACTTTCATATATTTATCAAATGGTCTGTAAGAAGATACAGATTGTGCAGCATTTAATCTTTCTTCTTCTATTAATCTTTTTTGAATAGCATATCTAATTTTTTCAAAATTTTGTTGAGGTTTAGTGCCAAGAGAATCTATCATACCTATGTTTCTTCCAGCGGTCATTAATCCAGAAAAATAAGTTTCTTTTAAAGATCCTGTACCAAATTTTTCATTTACAGCAAACCAATCTTTTGCAGATTTATAATGTAATACTCTTTTAAAATTTGCACCTTTCGCTACATTTTTAGTACCAAAAACATTACCAGCTCCTTCAGCTATTTGTATTTTATTTCCAACTATAGAATTGTAAGCATTTAATAAAAAATTATCTATATCATCTGTATCTGCAAATGTTCTGTCTCCATCTAAATATTGCATTATAAAATTTTTCCATGCTGTAAAATTTTTATGATAATTTATATCTTTACCTTGTAAATTTTCTGGCACAGTTATTTCTTCTAATTTTTTATTTAATCTATTTGCAGCGGCTCTAACATTAAATTGATCATAAGATTGTTTAACAACATAACCCCACATTTTTTCAATATTAGCTCCTCTAGCATTTAATTTTTGTCTAACAAGTTCAGAATAATTTTCCATTATTTTAGCCAACTGTTTTACATCTTTATTTTTTGTTGTTACTTCTGTGCCTAAAGAAATTTCTTCCATTGTTATAGAAATTTCTTCTTGAAGTCTTGCATCTGCTTTATCAAACATACCATCTAAATTAGCATTTTTAAGTTCAGCATTAAAACCTGCAATTAACTGACCTTGTGCAGCATTTTGTGCAACACCTACAGATTGTCTAGCACCAGTTGTTAATTCATTAGTACCAACTAATAATGATATTAAACCATTTTCCGGATCATCTTTAAAATTTTCTAATTGTTCCTCTACTTTTTTTCTTATTAATATTTCATCATTAAGAGCATTTATTTTGTCTTGTTTTTTTTGTGCTTTTATTTGTTCTGTTACATCTTTAGAAATTTTATCTACATTAACTTCATCCATACCAGATAATTTTTTTTCTGCTATTGATTGTTTAATTAAACTTATAATTTCACTTTTTTTAACAGATTTAATAGAAGAACTTTTTAATAAATTTTCTACTCTTGTTAAACAGGTGTTTTTAGCCATTGTTAATTTCCATTACTACAATTAATATAATCAGCCGCAATATCTTTTATTTCTTGCGATTTAGAATTTACTTCATCTAATTGTTCTGAAGCATCTTTTAATGTTTCTTTTAATGCTGAATCTTTTGGACCAAACTCTAAATTTAATCCTTTTTCAGATTGTGCTGTTCTTATTTTTAATAATCTTTCTTCTGATACTTTTATTCGTGTATCTTCTGGTTCTCCTCTTGCTGTGCTATCTTTTACAGAATTTAATTCTAAATCATCTGATATGTTTTTACGATTAATTCTAGCTTCATTGACTACAGGTTCAGTTCTAACTTCTTTATTTAATTTTTGTTTTTCTGCAAGTAATTCATTATATTTTTTAACTGCTTTTTGTAAGTGTTGTTTATTAACTGTACCACCTTCTTTAACAATTAATGCTGTATCTCTTTTTATTATTTCAATATTTTTTCTTGCTGCATTAAGTTGTATATCAAGCTGTTTGGTTGATGTACCATTCATTACAGGATCAGCATTTGCTATGTCAGTAACATTTACTGGTTCATCTAATTGTTGATCACCAATAGCTTTTGCTAATAATTTTTTTCTTAATTCTGGATCAGTTTGTTCTAATCTCATCATTAGTTCGCTGTCAGCAGGATAATATTCTTTATAAAAATTTACCTCTGGTTCTCCACCTTCAACTGTACTTAAATTTTCTCTGTTTGCTAAAACTCTTGCTTCAAAATCTCTAGCAGTTTTCATATCTTTTAATTTACCAGCACCTACATGAAGTCCACCACCAATAACAGAACCAAAACCAATATTCATAAAACTATCTACAAGATCATAATCAGCTTGTACTTTTTGAGCCACACCATAAATAAGAGGTTCTACAAGGGTTGCACCGACAGCTCCTTCTACAGCACCTCTTGCTAGTCTAGCAGTTCTAAAACTTGTTGCGGCAGCAACTCTAGCAAAGTTAGCTTGTCCAAACACAGGTATAAAAGACACACCAATATTTATAGGATCAAGAAAACTAACACCAATACCAGTTGCAAGTTTTGCAGCACCCACATAAAAACCACCATCTAAAGGATTCCAAGAACCTTTCGGTCCTCTTTGAATTATGCTTTGTCTTTCTAATTCTTTTTCTTTTTGATCAACCATAATATTAACAACTGATTGATACTCATCTTGCTCAAAATATAATCCTATATCTTTGTATCTTTCGTTTAAAACATTTCTATCTACAGGTTCTATATTTAATAACCTTGATTCTTTTTCTGCTTCTAAAGTATCTCCATAAGTCATTAAAGATATTACTGGATTATAGTTCCAGTTATCTTTTGCAACAGCTCCTAATGATTCAAATAAATTAGTTTTATATTGATCATAGCCTGTCTCTTGTGCTGTCTTGTTTATGTTTAATCCAAAACCAAATTGTGCCATATTATTTTCTACTTACAATTACACCTAAAGCCATAGCCACCGCTAAATCGCTATCTTTTTCTAATAGTGTAGACATTTCTTTTTTACTTAATTTAGATAAATATTTAACTGAATTTTTACCATATTTAATTGAAAAAACTTTTTCAAATTTTGGTCCAAATATTGCAGAAGAATTATTTAATAAATCTAAAGCTGTTGTGGGTTCAACTTGCCAATATGATCTTGCTGGACCTCCACCTATCTGAATTTTAGTTTTATATCCAGATTCTATTTGACCAATAGCATTAGCATATTCTATTAATTCTTGTTTACTTAAATTTTTATCTCCTTCAAATATTGGTACTATTTTTTCTATAGAATTTTTTGCTTCATTAGGAACTTTATAATTTTTATTTATTGCTTTTAATGCTCTTTCATTTTTTTTAGGATCATTAGTTGTTTGATAAAGTGTACCCCAATCATTTACTATAGATTCATTTGTCATTATGCTTGTTTTTTTTACAGCAACAGGTTCTAAATCAACTTTAATAGCACCACCCATAGCATAAACATTATCTAGCTCTTCATTGTATTTTAAATTCATATCAAAGTTTTGTGATGTACCCGGAACAGTGTAAGTTGTATCATTAAATTTAAAAGCAAGTTCTTCTCCTTTTTCATTTATAACAGGTGCAAATGATCCATTTGCTAATACTATTCCAAAAACTAAACCTTCTCCATCTGGAGTGTTTCTCCATTGACCATTAGTTTGCATTTGTGATTTCATTTTATTTGTTAGTAGTGCTTCATCTCTTTCAGTTGCAGATTTAAAAGCAACTGCACCAAATTCCGGCAAATAATAATCTTTTAATACATTTGCTTTATCTATAATTCCATCAACACTAGCTGATATATCTTCTCCATTATAAATTTTAGGAATAAAATAAGTATCTTCTAAATGAAAATTTTGCATAAAAGTATTAGCAGCAGATTCAGCAGCATCTTCTGCGTTCATTTCTTTGCCATACATTCTATTAATTGCTGCGTAAGTTAAAAAATCTATAAGTTTATCCATTTCTGGTAATGTACCACTACTATCTAATGGAACATTTTTTCTTAATATAGCTTCAAAATCTTTCATCTCTTCACTAATCATAATACTAATATCATCAAATTTTGTTTCATTATCGGTTGATCTTTTTAAAAAGGCTTTTAATGAATCTTTTTCTTCTTTAGTATCAAGAGATAATGCTTCTACAGCAAGTTCAGAATTACCCAATGATAAAGCAATTTCTGCTCCTTCTGGTAAACCACTTGTTTTTAATTGAGCTATAACTTTAGATTCATAAACTCCATAATCATTACCAAGGCTTAACATTAAAGTTTGCATACCTTGTTGATCACCTTTTTCTGCTAAAGCAATATATGAATTAACAAATCCTGTTGCTTGTTCATTTGTCATAAATCTATGTTGAGATTCTGGTATACCTAATTTAGTTTGTTCATCAGCTAACGCACTTGCTAATTCTATATTTTTTTGTGATATTGCTAATGCTTCTGCATTAGAATCAAACACAGGACCTGCACTATCAGATGTTCCTTTTAATTCTTCTAATTCAGAAACTAAATCTGCAATATCAGAATTATTTGTTTGTAATATAAAATTAATTGGATCTTTATTAAGACCATCTTCTCTTTTTTTAAGAATTGTTTGATAGTG